CAACAATTTAAGTTTGGTGGTTGGAGCAAAGAGTCTGATAGTGGTGTTAAATACACAAGTGTAGGTATCACAGATTCTGTAAAAAAAGAAGAATCCACGAGTGAGTCTTACTTTCCAAGTGATGAAGTAGATGATGGATTGCCTTTTTAGTGTCAAAAAGAATTGTAAATAAAGAACATCTTAGATATGTTTCAACCTTACCCTGTTTTATTACAAGAGCAGGGTTTATGAGTTGTAAAGGACCAATACAAGTTCATCATCTTTTAAAACCAAATGAGGGTTATAAAGGCACATCAAATAGACTTGGTGTGAAAAGTAACGATTCAGATGTAATTCCATTATGTCAATTTCATCACGCACAACTGCACACTAAGTTTGGTAATGAGTATAAGTTTTTAGCTAAATATGGGTTTAAAAAAACAGCAGCTCAAGAATATGCAAAGCAATTATGGGAAAGAAGTTCTGATATTTATAAATCAGATGATGATCTACCTTTTTAAAAAAATATTAAAAATATTCCAAAAAGTATTGGAGTATTATTCCATTTTGGTATATAGTATTCATATGTTAAATAAATTGAAGGAGAATTAAATGAAAACACATTATGGTTGGATAGGTCATTTTAAAAATGGTTCTAAATCTATAGATGATTATGTAATTGTTAATGTAGGTGATGAACTACATATAGAGCATGGTGGTACTAGCGTTTTAGATCGTAATACTGGTAAATATGTTCATAAAACAGGAACAGCTTTATTTATAGTAGATAGAATTACAAAGTCTTGTAATATTTATGGTAGAAAATATAACTTAGATAAGACAAGAACTTTTAATGAAAATTATAGATTAGATTTAGATAGAGTAAAAAAATTCATTACAGCAGATAAGCAAAAGGAGAGTACATAATGAGATACGAATTATATGTATTAGTTAAAGATGAATGGTGGTTAGCTTTGAAAACACCTGATGAAAAATACTTTGATTACAAGAAAAAAAAGTTTATTAAGCAAGGCTTAAAAGTTAAAGAAACAGTTCAAAAAATAGGAGCATAAAATGAGTAGATTATTTAGAGAAATGCATGACAAATGGGAAAACGAACCTGAATCATTGACACCTGAAGAAAGACTTGAAAGAGCAGAGTTTAACAAACAGGTAGCTGAAGATGAATATAGAGAAGCTAAGCAAAGTGTTCTACATGGAACAAAAAATGCTAATATAGATAAGGAAATATATAAATGATGGGAGTAAATATGAATTTAGAAGATTTTGTATATAACGATAAAGATAGCTACATAAACAATTTTCATAGATGGTATTGTGCTAATACAATGGAAAGAGAATGCTACAAAGAACCAAAGTTATCAATTTATGAAGCTGAGTCTAAATTTCAAAAAATGTGGGGATATAAAAAATTTGAGGACAAAGTGTTTGTCAATTAATATGTTAAAACAACAAATTGCAGAAGCAACAAAAGAATACGAAAAAGCAAAACATTATTTGAAGTCTAAACAAGATACTTTGTTTTTATTAAATGTAGAATTAAATAAGCTTAAAGAAAAAAAACAGAAGTCAAATTAAAAGTGCTGGTATCACTATAATCTACTAAATCCTCCAAGAGCAAGGATTGATAATGTATTGACCAAATAAATTTATTAGTCTTTGCTCTTCTCCGATTGATACATAATGTTCAATCCTGCTAAAGTACAAAGTCGGTTTTTTTCGTCCAAACCTTTATCTGTAAGGTTATAGTCATTTCCATCAAGCTTGATGTAACCCTGTGTGATCAATTCTGTTAAGTGATCACTAGGTATTGAGTCACCAAACATAATATTCAGTATGCCACCTAATCTTTTGGTTTGTGTTTTACTTAAAGCCATTGTGTTATTAAATATAAAGTAATGATTGCAAATGCAAAGTAAACCATTGGTTCATATCTTGAATTAAACATGACTCCAATCTTTGCCTTGAAAAAGTAAAGCTTCAGCTTCCCTTCTTCTTATAAGACCTTCATTTACTACACCACCAGCTTTATTCCATCTTTTAATTTGTTCAGGTACGCCATCATAATCTTTTGAGTTAAGAACTTTTAGCAAACTTGAAGAACGAAGATTAGAACCTCCTAAATTAAATGTCCAACTTACAATTGAGTCAAACATACATTGATCTATATCCACATTAACAGCTTTGTTAACTTCTTCTTCGTAAACTTCTAAATCTTCTATTAACAATGCTTCTGCTCTTTCGTGTGTAATAACCATACCTTCTGATACCCCTTTAGTTGAACCCCAACCAATTGTCCATACACCAGCAGCACATTTGTAACTTTCGTATCTGCAACCTTCAAACTTCTTTATTAAGCTTATACCTTCTTGTGATATTTCCATATTATTCTCCCCAAGTTCCGTCATTTCTGACTTTAGCTGTTTTAGTTCCACCCCAATATTCAACTGCGTGTCCTTCATCAATAAGAATTTGACAAATGCTTTTACTATCTTCTGTAAACGGAACGCCCAAGATTCTTCCATATTTGCCTTTACCTAATGATTGTATTTTAAATTTACCAGCACAAAGTTCTATTAATCTTTCTTTTGCTTTAAGACCTAAAGCTTTTTCTTTAAGGTTTCTTGTTCTTGATTCAGGAGTATCAATACCTGCAAGTCTTACTCTTTGCTTATGTAGTTTGACATCAAAACCTAAATCCAGCACTACATCTATGGTGTCTCCATCTACTACCCTGTCTAGTATTGCATTATAGACAAATGGTGTAACGCTGTCAGACATAACTACTGTTTAGCCTTTCCAATATTTAATGCACATAATTCAAGTATTTTATATAACTTTCCAATCATTGCATCATCTTTAGGTGTAGGAGTTAATGCACATACTATTGAAGCTGCACAAACAACCCCTGTGATTATTCCTAACCATTCCCCAATCATTCCAAACATAAAAACCTCCTTTTAAATTTAGAAGTACTAATTCTAGCAGATTATTCTGCTTCTTTGTCAATAGTTACCTTTCTGTAGTAAACAACAACATCTTTAAGTTCTGTTATATAACGCTTGATTTCTTGCATATTGTAGGACATGACTTCGTAATCAGGAATTGTCATAGCTAAAAAAACTAACTCACCCTCTTGTTCTTCTATAAAGGCTAATTGTTCTTTATAGTTATCAGGTGTGACTACAATCCACATTGGTTCTTGTAAATCAATTTCTCTAGGCATAATAGGTTGTACTATTTTCCTATCTAAAGGCTTTGCTGATACTTCTATTTCTCTAGTTGGTATCAGACTGCAATTGGACACCATCATCAAGATTATCAACATCACTGCTGATCTGTTCAATGTTTTCCATAATATGCTTAGTTCCATTATTTATCTTCCTTTGCATTTCTACTGGGTCTGCCAGTATTTTTGCAGATAGTTCGTAATTTTGTATAAACTGTGTATATCTATTCAATTCTCTTTGTGCTTGTTGGCTTTTAAAAGATAGCTCTTTCATTTGTTGACTTTGTAGTTCAAAATCAGCTTTTATTGAATTTATTGCTTCTTCTTGTGTTGCTACAGCACCTTCTAATGCTAAATTGTTTGCTTGTAATGTTTGATTTTGTTGATATAAGTAATATGAAGTAAAACCTAAGAATAAAATGATACCAAAAAAAACTTGTTGCATTATTCGTCCTCTATTATGTAATTAAGTCCTGATGCACTTCTATATTCTATCAGTCTATCATTTGAATCACGAAATTTTAAATGTTTTTCTTTTTGTATAAGTATTTTCTTTGATATATAGATTTTATCATCTGAGTCACCATATTCTTTGTTAAAAGATACTGTAATTTTGTAGCGTTTTCTAAAAAAACTAATAATCCAGTCAATTATTGCTTTTATTTCCATGTGTACACCTGTAACTTGTCTTTTTTACCTTTAGCTTCTATTGGTTCTAATGGTATTAAATCAAATTCTAATGCATTTGCTGTTGTTTCACCAATTAAAAGATCAACACCTGCATTTTTTGTACCTGATTCAAGCCTTGCAGCTACATTTACAGCATCTCCTATTGCTGTGTAATCAAATCTTGTTTTTGATCCACAGTTTCCTACTGTTGCGTAACCTGTGTTAACACCTATACCAATAAATACAGGATCAATGCCTTTTAAAGCTAATGCTGTGTTAACTTCAAGCATATTTTTCTTAATATCTAAAGCACAAAGCACAGCTTTTTCTTCATGTTTTTTTAAATCTAATGGTGCATTGAATATAGCCATCATTGCATCGCCTATGTACTTGTCAACCATACCTCCATGTTTTTGCACAGCTTCTTGTTGTGCAGTTAAAGCCATATTCATAATATATGTTATTGCTTCAGGATCTAATTTTTCTGATAACGCTGTAAAACCACGAACATCAGTGAACAAATAAGTACAATATCGCTTTTCACCACCTAATTTTAGCAATTCAGGATTATCTTGTAGTTTTTTTACCTGTCTTGGGTCTAAATAATGCTCAAATTGTTTTTTAATTTGTTGTCTTAACTTGTATTGCTCTCTAAATCTGAGGTAAAAAGCTGTTGATCCTGCAATAAACTGAGATATTAGTGTCCATGTAACATCAATAAGCAAACTTTTTTGTATTAAATAGTAACCAAGAGAGCCTGTAGAAGCCATTACACCTAATCCTAGTATGATTCCCCATGTTATGCCTAATCGTATCAACACAAGCCATATAAGGCTTACTGAGACTAAAAATAAAGCTATTTCAACAGCTAATGCGTAATCAGGTATAAAAGGACTATCTTGTATCAATATAGATTCTGCTAATGCTGTCTGTATTTTATGTGGTTCAAGCAATCCAACTGGTGTAGCTATTTGTGGCATCACGCCATTTGCAGTAACTCCAATAAATACAAATTTACCATTTACATTCATTTCTTCTAAATTAGTTTGAGGTGTATCAACCCAACTGATCCACTTACGACCTAGACTATCTGTTTTAACTGGCGGTATTCCTCTAATTGATATTTCTTCTATACCATTATCATTAGTTTTTATAATGTAAGTCTTTACATTAAATAAAGATTTGTATATTTGTGTACCAAAACTAGGAATCCAATTATTGTCAGGTGTTCTTACAAGTAATGGTATTCTTCTGACTAGTTGGTCAATTTCGGTGGGAGCAATGGCTAAACCCTGTAATGTATTTTCTGATAAGGCGTTCAGGTTTTCCTTAACTCCCAAAGATACTATACCACCAATATCATTACCTTTGATAACTGTACCAGTAGATTTTGGATATTTTCCTTTGCCATCTTCAAACATAGCTATAACAGAGGGTGCATATCCTAAAGACCTTCCAAAATCTTCATCACCACCCATTCTATCAGCTTGTGGAAAAGATATTACCCAGCCAATTCCTAAAGCACCTTTACCAATAATCTCCATTTGTATATCAGCTAATCTTTTTCTAGGTAATGGATAACCACCTTCACGCTCTACATCTTCTTCAGTTATGTTTAATATCACAAAATTACCAGAAGGCTCATATTGTTTTACAAAAGTATCAAAAGTTTTTAGCTTTATTATTTCAGTTGGTGTGCTTTGAAATATAAGTGGGAGTGATAATACTAAAATTAAAGGTAATAAAATTCTTTTCATTATTCACTCTGCGTTATCGTTATAACTGAATCTCCACCACCATTAATCTTAACAACATTAGAAACACCATCTTGTATGATTATAAGAGTATAAGCATCATTGCCATTTAAGTCTAACCTAACAGAATCATTTACACTTCTTCTTACGCTAATAACATCTCCTGCAATCAATGTTGTGATCTGTGTTTCTGTATCTTGTCCTATTTTAGTTCCTTTAATATCTATGCCACCAGTATCAGCAAGTACATCTTCATCATCACTTATTGCAAGTGAATCTAATACATTCAACAAGTCTTCAAGAAAGTTAGTGTCTAGGTAGTTTATATCTAATTCTGTAAATTCTAATTCATCTTCTCCAAGAAAGTCTTCATCAAGATAATCTATATCAAGGTCATTAAAATCAAGTATATTTTCCTTAGAGTTTTGCGAAGATTCTTCTGTTAAAGTTATTTCTTTTTTTGGTGGTGTAACAATCAACATATTGTCAATTATGTCTAATGTTAAATCTAAAATTACTGGATTGCTTGGCTTTGATTCAAACACATTTACAGTTGTTGCTTCAAAAGGTTTATTAAGTATGACACTTCCCATAGCTGTTACTACCTCTATCTCTCCACTAGATAAACCAAAAGCATCAGGCAAAAGAATTATCAGTGATCTTCCTAATTCATCAACTGTAGCTGTGAAATCTGTTCCACGAATTGCTATGTTTGCTGTTGGAGTTTGTAGCTTTATATTTTGTTTATCTATTCTATTTAGATTACCTGTTATAAATCTTGCTGTGCCTAATCCAAAGGTAAGTGCCATTTTAGATTTACTAGGGTCAGGGTCATAGATGTATTCATCTATTATTAGTTGTGAGTGTTCAGTAAGTTTTACTGTGGATTCATCTAAAAAAGTGATAGCCATTCTACCATTTGTAGTAATAGCTTCATCATTGCTTTGTATAGCAAATTCTAAATTAGCATCGTAAGGCTTGTCTCTTACTATTTGTGCTGAACCATTAAGTTCAGAAATATCCCCTATATCAACAGCTTGTGCTTGTTCCTTGATCGTTTTGGATAATACAAACAGTGGAAGCAGCGTTGCCACCAATACTAATAACTTTAAGCCAGTCATTGTCTTGTGTACTCAGTTGTTGAATATTAAATGTTCTTTGTCCACCTGTGTGATCTAACCAAAAATATCCACCTGCTGATGCTGAGACACCTGTGCCAGTGTAATTAACTGTATTATCAGACCCATCTATGTCCATGTAGTTTGTTGCACCATCAATATTGATGTTTGAGGTTACAGTGTTATTTGATCCTTGAATAATCCAATCTAAATCTAAAGTTCCTGCTAATGCAGTTGTGCCTTGATTTAATGTAAAGGTATTACTTGAACCTGTTACAGCTATATTTTGATTTGAACTGTCAGCACCAAAAGTATTACTTGGATCAACTTGTATGGTAAAGGTGTTACTATTACCAGTAAATTCATAAAAACCAGTAAAGCTATCTGCCCAAATATCACCTAAGAATTTATTAGTATTACCAATCATATTAATATCAATGGTCATAGTAGTACCATCAATATCAAAAGCATTAAGATTACCTGCTGTTGAATTAAGTCCACCTATAATGTTTGAGATACCTAACTGTTCAATATCTAAATTAAGTGTTGTTCCACTTTGATCTAAGTATATTTCGTTGTCTGCACTAGCCACGAATTGCGATACAGTCATCATCATCGCAAACAGGCTCATCAATTTTAAGTTCTTCATGTTTCCAAAAACTCCTATCGTAACCGATATTTATTAGTTCTAAAACTGCTCCTTCAATAGCTTTCATCAGAGCAATCGTTGTTGACTCGTTGCGTGAATTACCTAATTCCACTTCAACAAGTTCTGTACCCATTTCTATGAATCTAAAAACATCTTCTGACTTTCCATAACTAAATATGGTTTTTTGGCTTAACACTTCTATAAGTATCTCGCCTGTTGCAACTGATACCATACGAAGACTAACTGTTATATTGTCTTCTCTGTATTGCATACTTGTACCTATTCCTAGATACCTAGCACCAACTCCACCAGTTGACAAGTTACTATCATAACTTATAACAGCACCTTCTAACAAGACACCAGCAAATAGCAGGGGTGGTACATTCTTTTCTTCGCCCTCTTTTGCAAATTGTTCTCTTGCTGACCTTATAAGCTGTCTTTCTTTTGTAAGGTTATCTAAACCTACTCTTTCAACAACTCTAAAGAACTCACCATTACTTGCGTGTTTCAATGATCTTATTAGCAGTGTATAGGGTGCTTGTGTTACAGCAGTAGAAAATAAAGCAAACTCACTATTGCTTTTTCTTTGCCCTGTTTGATCTGTAAAAGCTGAAGGATATACAGCTACTATTGGTTGTACTACAGGTTTTTTTACATTTGCTAGTTCTTTAGAATGCAGTTCATCAATTCTTACTACATCATTTGCTTTAAATCTTTGCTCGTATGTATCTTCAAACTGATCAAATATAGAACAACTAGAAAGTAAAAGAACCGATAGGAATTGTAATATTGGTAATCGTGCCATCAGCTTCAGTTATTTTAAGTGTTAAATATGTGCCATCAGATGAGTATTCTATTGTATTACCCTCTAATGATATAGTTCCACTGTCTTGTGGCGTTTCACCAAATAAATTAGCGATAAGCTGTCTGCTTAATTCTGCATATACTCTTGATTCAAAGTTACGAATGAATCTTTGTACTGTAGAGTTTTCTTTGTCTCTTTCTGCTTCTTCTACAGCAGATTTTATTTCATCTTTAATTTTTTGTCTGCGATTGAACTCTTGATTTTCTATTGTCAAAAAATGTGAACTTGTGTTAATACCACTAAAAGAAGGTGATTTAAACTTAAATGTAATAGTGTCTGACCAAAGGTTCTGAGCAAATATACCTACAAACAACATAACACCAATTACAGCTACAACTTTATAAATAACATCGCTTTCTTGTTTTTTATTTATGTCAATTTTTTTTGGTCTTCCTCTTTTCTTCTTTTCCATAAGTTTCACTCTCCTTTAGTTCTAAGATTGTATTAACTTTCTGTTGTAATCGTATCATATCTTGGTCTAATAGGCGAAGTTGGTCAGTTAGTCTTATTATTGTCTTTTGCATTTCTGATACTGCAGGTTCAACAGTTTTAGTAATTGTGATCCAAACATAGTAAACAAAATAACCAAGACCAACTACCATAACTGTTGTAAATCCAAACTTTTCTATTAAAAGAACAATGTCCATCAATCACGCCTTGCATCTATCTTCCCATCTTCTACAAAGTTTTCTGCTCTTGCTATTCTATCTAGGTCAGGTGCTAAATTTAAAGCACTAGATACACTTGTATCAATGCGAATCATATCGTTATTCATTATTGATGCTCTTGTGATAAGCATCTTGGCTATTCCTTCTACTGTTTTTATTTTATTGACCAGACCAGTCATCATTTGTTTCATTATAAGAAATATAAAATAACCCATAACTAAACCACTAGCTATGGGTAGTCCGACCTTTTCTATAAGGTCAAATGCTTCCATTATTCGCTACTGCCTTCGCCTTTAAAACTCTTAGATGCTCCTGAAGTACCAGCATATAAACCAAACCATGCTGCACCTGCACCGACAACTACCGATATAAGACCTGATTGTTCAAAGCTTGGTTCATCTAAACCCATAAACCACATAACAGTTGTATAAAGTAGAATTATATAAACAGTTAAGAATGCTCTTGGAAAAATACGCCATGAGTCTACAGCTTGTGCTAAATGGATCCATTTTTGATGTGGATTAACATTTGTTACATCTTCTAGTTCTCTGATCTTATCTTTTAGTTCACCTATTTCTTGAATCATAGCCATGAACTTGTTTAAGTCCATTTCTACTTCGTTTCTATCCATGTCGCCACCAAAACGACCACTACCCATATTATCCATAATTTACTCCTGTTATGTTGGTTCTGTTGGAAATGTTACATCATTAAAACTGGTTGCACTAGAATTGTTAGCAGGTAAGTCCCTTAAAGCTTGTCTATAAGTTACCCATTCTGTTTTTTTTGAAGTTGATAAAGGACTATCATTACCTTGTGTCCAATCACATTGTTGTAGAAGATAATCTCTTTTTTTTCTAAGTCTATTTAAGAAGTTAGGTGTATATGCTTGTGGAGTGCCACTAATAATCTTGTATGCATCTTGTTTGTAAATACCTTCAATAATACTATCGCCACTATTCAAAACTATATCATTTACGCTATCACAACCACTTGTACCAGTAGTGTGTATTAAGCCTGTGCTAGTGTTGTAAATTGTATAATCAATCATGTTGTATTATCCATATAGACATACATACTTTGATATGAACTGTTGTGTGTGCCACCAATCCAATTAATTCTCCAAAAAACAGTTTCTTGACTGCTTGATAGACCACTAATAGTTCCTTGCCACATAAATACATAGGTTCTAAATGTTCCTGCATCACTAGAAACAACTGGTGATAAAGTTGTCACATTACTTGAAAAACTAGAATCAAAGCAATATTGTATTTTACCTTGTCTTGTATCACCTAAAACAGCACTATATAAAACTTGATATGTTGCACCATTCCTTACATTATTTACTGTAATAGGTAAAAAAGTTGTTTCAGTATTATTTTGTTGGTCACCAGGAAAGCTACCATCAAATTGACTTGCACTACTGTAAACAGCTAAAGGAACTGTACCACTTGTTTGATTAATTATATCTGCACTTACATCGGCAAAATGTTTTACATCTAAAGTGTCAACATTAATTCTATCACCAGTAATAGTATTAGATGCTATCTCTGTGGCTGTAATAGTTCCACCCACTATCTTCGCTGCCGTTACTGCATCTGCTGCCAATTGATCTGTTGCTATTGCACCTGCTGCAATTTCAGTCGCTGTAAGGGTGTTGGCTGCAATCTCTGAAGCTGTAATTGTGTTAGCTGTTATTTTTGCTGCGGTCACAGAGTTTGCTGCTAGTTCATTTGCTGTAATTGCATCAGAAGCTATTTGATTAGCTGTGATAGTATCAGAAGCTATCTGCGTTGCAGTTATTTCTCCTGCTCCTATTTTACCTGCTGTTATTGCACCAGTTGCAATCTTTGCTGTTGTTATAGCGTTTGATGCAATCTCACTAGCAGTAATAGTTCCTGCAACTATCTGCGTTGCTGTAACTGCGTTTGCTGCAATAGAGTCTTGATTAACTGCATCTGTTGCTATAAGTGCATTCGTTACAGCATCATCTGCAATCTTTGCAGTAGTGATAGCATCTGCAGCTATTCTTGCTGATGTTACTGCATTGTCTGCAATCTTAGCTGAAGTAACGGCATCAGTTCCAAGTTTAGCTTCTGTTATTGCTCCTGCTGCAATAACATCACCCTGTATAGCATCTACAGCTATTTTTGCGTTAGTGACTGCTTCTGCTGCAAGTTTAAGAGTTGTGATAGAACCATCAGCAACACCTGCTGCAGCAAAATTACCACTCACAGAACTGCTAAAACTTGAGTGTTGCCCTGAATGGTTTATTGCCCTTACCCAAAAGAAGTAAGTAGTTCCTGCTGTAAGTCCGTCTTGATCTCCAAAGACTGTTGTTGTTACTGCGTTAGGCTCACCTGTAAGAGTGTCTACCAAGTCATCATCATTTGTGGGTGTTGAGTCTACTGTTTTTCTGTATACCTTTACTGCCCTTAAGTCGGTATTATTAGGGTTAGTCCAAGAAACAAGTATTTGACCTTTACTTGATGATGCTGATAGGTTTGTAGGTGTTGATGGTGCAGTTGAAGCTGCAGCAATTGTAATATTTACTGCACTAGTATAAGAACTTGCCACACCATTTACATCTATATGTCTTATCTTTACATTGTAGGTGCTACCAACCACTACATTAGGAATAGATGCCTTATTAACTCCTTTACCTGCTGTGAAATCAGAGGTGTAGTTGCTATCAGTACTTAGTTTATAAGTGATTTCTGTTAGCGTTACTTTATCACTAGCGTTGTTTGTCCAGTTAACGAGTATGTCTACCTTACTGGTCGTGCCGTCAATTGCGTTCTGTTGTGCTAGAGAGAGATTTGTTGGTGCAGTCACACTGTAATCACCAGTTCCTACATCACTTCCTTCTGATTGTCCTGTTGTGTAATCATTTGTTGCAAAATCAAACACGCTTGATGCTACTTCTTTGAGTTCTAATCTAGTTGCTAAAATAGGAACATCATCATCTGAAATAACTTCCATATTAGTAGATATAACTTCAAACACTTTTTGTGAATAATCTAATCTAGTGTTTGTTACATAAACCCAATCATTAGGTTGTAATCTCATAAATTTAAGACTTGTTAATAAAGTTATTGATGTTGTTTGTCTTTGACTTTTTAACGCAATTCTTCCTAATCTTTGAGCCATTGTGTTAGTAACAGTAAAAGGCAATTGCACTTCCATTTGTTTTTTATAATTAGCTGTTGATTCACCAGTTGGAGTATCAGCATTTAAAAATGTAGTGTCTTGATATACTTGTGCATCTGCTGCCACATAGTTTTGAGTTGAGTCTACATATATAGGTTTCACAGAGTTATATAAATTACCAGCATTAGGATTTGTTTGTACTTGCACAGCATCTAATAAGTCATCATCTGTTACTGTTAAAGAGGGTGTTTGTGTTGCACCTGCAAACACATTGAATTTACCATTAACATACGACATTTTTCCTGCCATCGCACTTAAAAGACTTTCTATGACTCCATTACCATCAGCACTAAAATTTGTAAATCCATTTGCTGTATATCTTGTTTCTGTAGATGAACCATCTGCTAAAGTAACATTTTGGTCACAAGTATTAGCAGCACTTGCAAAACCACCTGCATTTGTAGTGTCATTAATTTCAGAAGAGGTTGCTCTTATTCCATACTCTGTGTTTGTTAGGTAATCTCTAATATGTAACACTGGATTTTGTGTAAACACAGTATTATTAGTTCTAGGGTCAAAACATTTTTTACCTTTCACTAAAAATGATGTAGCTGGAATTCCACCACCAAAAGCTTCAGCATCAAACACCATTTGCATATACACATAAGCCACACCTAAAAATTTATCATTAGTACCCATAGAGGACAGCTGTGCATTCATAAATCCATCTACAGCAGTTTGACTTCCATCTTGTACTGTAAATCTAATTAATCTACCACTACCAAAATTATTATCGTTTTCTGTGTTTGTATAATCAGAATTTGTAACTGTGTGTACAGTTGATCCGTTTATTGTGCTAGTTGTGGTTGTTAAATCGTTATCATTTAGTCTAACCTTAGTTAATTCTTCTATTTCGTGACCAGCTATTGCTATAACCATGTGCAGTAAAAAGTTATCAGTTCCTGATGTTTCCATGTGAACAATAGTGCCACCCACTCTTGCTTGTCCGTATATTAATTGTCTTGCTGCAATGGCTTCTCTTGTTGCGAACTTAGTCCCAAAATTACCAGCACTAGCATCAATTCCTTTAGATGTCATTTTTCCAATAAGACCACCTAGAAGTGTTGTTCCAAATGTCATTAATGCCATAGTTGATGCAGTACCAATAGCAAAAGTACCTAATGAACCTATAGCTGCACCACCTGTTGCTGCTACGACAAACACTACTAATGCAGCTATAACTGCTGCTTTAATTTGTTTAGCCATCTATACGCCACACTCCAAGCACATCTACATTTGTTTTTACACCTATACAATCATCTGTTGGTGTTAATATGTACATACCATCACATACACCTACTAGTTGTGATTCTTCTTTATATACAACTAAATCACCTTTACTCATAAATGCTGGATTTATTTGATTTACTTTTTTTGTCATACAAGCTTTTTTAATACTGTTTAATAAATCACCACCATATTTTTTTATTGCTATCATAGCGGTTTTTTCATCTTTCCATTTTAAAGATTTGGGTATTAAATCTTCTTCTGTTATTTCTTTAATAAGTGCATTTGAAAATTTACAACAATCCCAAGAACCCCAAGAAAAAGGTTTATTTTTATGTGTATCTATAAACATATTAAATTTAATTTCCCAATCTATAACTTTTTTCATTTGTGTTCTGTTGGTGGTATTCTTCCACCTCGTTCTCCACCACCAGCACCGCCACTACCACCACCACCACCTACTGTACCTGATTGTTTACCCCATACTATTTCTTTATCTTGTAAAGAAGCTACTCTGTTGAAGCCTGTGTCACCTGAATGTAAAAAGTTTTGTGATTCTTTGGTGTATCTAAAATTAGAAGGTCTATCTAAGTCAATTAATCTATTCTCAGCATTTATTGTAATGTTAGATCCTTGTGGTGTATCTGTTACAGAAAGTGTTGTCATTCTGCCTTTAAATAAAACAAGTGTTCCAGCTACTTCGTTAGTTCCACCCATAAGATAACCAAGAAATAAAGTGATAAATCTATTTTGATAGTTTTCTGTGAGTGCAAGATTAAGTACTGTAGTGTCCATACCTGATATACCTACAATTAAACCTGCTGATTTTAAATCAGTACTTTCCTCTATATTACCAATACTTAATAACTCACCAGCACCAGTATAAGATTCACTGCTTATAGTTAGATCATCAATACCAGTCCATAGTCTTACTGTGCCTGAATCAAATTCTGCTTTTATTGCAAGGAACATGGCTTGTTCATCTGCACCTAGACGATTGACAATAGAACTATCTAATCCCTGTCTTGTAGCCATCTAAATTACCTCAGTACACGAAAAGCTTATACCATAGTTTGATATTCTATCTGCTGACCAACTTACCTCATTAGAGGTTAATCTAAAATTACCTTTAGGGTTTGTAAATACAACATAATGACCACTAGCTAAATCAGACCTTAATTTAGGTTCTGTTTTAACTGCATAAAAATCATTACCGCTATCTGTTGTAGCTGTAGCATCTTCTGTAACCATCACAAGCTGTGCAGGTGTTCCTGTACTACTTGCAGATGATTGTATCTGAAGATAGTCTCCTTTTTTAATAGTTCCACTAGCACCACTTGCTGATGCTCTCAAACATAAACCTGTAGCACCTTTTACATTAGTTCGTACTTTGCAACTAGCAGTAGAACTTTCTGTTGTGAAGCTACCATCAGTGACAATTACTGTGTTGCTTGTAACTGTTGTTACTTTGAAAGTACCATTGTTTTCTTCGTTTGTTGCACCTGTTATAACAATAAAGTCTCCAACCTTTGTACTACTAAATGTAGAAGCACCTGCTGTGAGTGTTCCATTACTATTAAATGAAAGGGTTACACTTGTGTTATTAGTTCTTAATTCACTAGTCAGAAAAGCTGTGGAATATGTACCTAAGTTAGATAGTGCATCAGGATCAGTAAACTTAAATGTGTTTACTGGTCCGTTAAGTTCTAAAAGAAAAGATTGCCAATTCAAAGCCACATCTCTACGCATAGGTGGTAGTGATACTTCTGCGTTCCAACTTACACCATCAAACTCTTGTGTTTTTGTTTTACCTGTAAAAGGCGATACAGTCGTTCCTACTGTTCTTATAAGCGAAAAGTTGCTTCTTATAAAGTTTGGTGTTGTGGGCATTGTGATTAGTTTAGCCACCTTGTAATGCTCTCCTAAAATTACCACCACGCATTGCCGATTCTGCTACTGCACCTTTTGTAACATCAGCTATCTGTGGCATCATTTTCATAACTTCTGCTCTGACAGTAGGTACAACACCAGTAGCAAAATTAATTGATTGATTTATAACAGTAGTACCACCACCCACAGCATTTTTACTATTCATATTATTCATAATAGTTCCAGCACTATGTGGTACAAATATCTCTGCACCTCTTTCACCAACAAGTGTTGGCATACCTCTTTGAACAGTGCCACCACCTGCCCTAGTTAATCCTATACCACCACCTGATGAACCACCACCTGATCCACCACCACCAGTAGAAAATGTACCAGCACCAAAAATATTATTTAATATTGGATTTATGACTTTTAATTGTAAAAATGTTGAAAGTATTTGTGCAACCATATTTTGAGCAAAGTTTTTAAAACTTTCTAAAGCACTTTCACTGTTCATTAATGCATTAACGAAGTCAGTTGCAAAGGCGTGTGATGTTTGTACGACGATTAATCTTAATTCATCATCTAAAACTGTGGAAAGTTTATTTGATTCTGCTTCTAACTTTTCAAATGCTTTACCTAATTCTTCTGCATTCATTATAAAGTTATCTTTCAAAAAACTGCTATTTGCTTCAAATATTTCATTTAGCTGTGTTTGAGCATGGGTAAATAATTCAGTATCACCTTTAGCTTCTAAAATTGATTTTTCTAATAAACCAAAAGCACGAACATTTTTACCTGCTATAAGCATTGCTGCTTTTTCTTCCGTCGTTAATTCTTTTCTTGATTTTGTTGCGTTTTCTAAGTTTGTCTTTTGATTTATGAGTTCATCATTAAGTGAAGCAACAATTGCTGCTGATTCTTCTTCTGTAATACCAAACTGTTTTAAAACACCGATAGCTATTTTAAATTTACCAACAATAGTCATTCCTGCACCACCAGCTTCACCTAAAGCTAAAATTAACTTTTCTTGTATATCATTTACTCCATCACTTGTTATTCCAAATTTTGCTAATTCTGTTGTGATAGCTTGAATATTTTTTCTTGCAGTAGCTGCTCTTTCATTCTGCATTTCTTCAAATGTCATATCACCTGTGAGAGTAGGTGCAGCTAATGATATTCCTAATCCTTCACCTCTAATGGCAGCCAATGAAACTGCGACAGCATTTGCAGCACTTGCAGCTTGATCAACAAAAAATCTGAAAAAGTCTCCTACACCACTTTCAAATATTTCATTAGCCAATGATTTAAATGCAATTCCCATATTAGAAATAGCAGTGGATAAATTATCCATTTTATTCACCATTGCACCACCAAATTGTTTTTCTAAAACATTTGTAAGTGATTCAACAATAATTTTTGCACCACCTGCTGTTTGACCAAAATCTGTAAGTTCTAATCTTGATAATCCTAGTTCATCTTTCAATCCTTTAAATACATCAATACCTCTATCAGCTAACATATTTAATTCTTGTAATCCTAAAGCACCTGCTTCTGCCCTTTGTACAACTCTTATAAGTGCTTCAAAAGCACCTCTTTGATCTACTGCAACTGATGCTGTATCAGCAAACACTTGCATCATTCTTGATGTAGGTTCTATACCAACTGAGCCAAGTGATATAAATGCTTTGGTTACAGTATCAATTTGAAATGGTGTGGTTTGTGCAAATCTTAATATTCTGTCAAATTGTTTGTCACCTGCTTCAACAGAACCAAATACAGTATCTAAAGAATCTTTTAAATCTTCAAACTCCATACCTGCTGATGCAGAGAATTTTCCTAACTTTACAAAACCTAAAGCAACTGCACCAATTGCTGCTGGTCCAGCTAATTTCTTTAAGCTACCAGCTAAAGCACCTGAAGCACCACCCATAGCACCAAAAGCTGCACCACCAGCAGCACCTGTAGTCCTAATCTTACCTTCTATTTGTTTTAATTCTTTTTTAAGCTGTTTAGTATCAGCTTCTATTTGAATTATTAACTTATCAATAGTGTTAGCCATCAGGGTATAACTCCATCATTTCATCTAGCCTATCTTTGGTCATAGGTTCTTCTTTTTCTTGATTACCATGAAATTGTTTAAATCCTTTTAAAGCTAGATACATCTCACGAGGTGATAAGTTCCAAAAGTCAGTAGGTCTCATATTCATCATACCTATGCAGATTTTTACATAGTCTGCCCAGTTGATGCTTACAGGGTTCATGCTACTTGTTCTTTTTTTTTATCTTCCTCGTCTGAGTCGTTGTCGGTTAATGTAGCAGCTAAGAGTTT